AAGCTCGATCGTCGCGTAACCATCCGGCGGCATCAGCAGACCGGGACCAATGCTTTCAACGAGCCGATCTTTGCGTGGGTCGACGTCATCACCGTGTGGGCGCAGCAGCGGCCGGAGCGCGGCAGCGAGCGGTTCGCGGCGGCGCAGGTCAATGGCACGGCGGTGATGACATTCCATATCCGCTATCGCAGCGACCTGACGATCGAGGATCGCATCGTCTACGAGGGCGTCGAGCATGAGATCATCGCGCCACCGCGCGAGATCGGCCGCCGCGTTGTCACCGAAATCGACTGCATCGCGCGAAAGGACGACTGATGGCGCGGCGGGTGACGGTCAAGGTCTCGGGCTTGAAGGAATTGCATCGCGCGCTGGGCGAACTGCCGAAGGCGACCGGCAAGAATGTGGTGCGGCGGGTGCTGAAAACCATCGCCGAGCCGATCGCCGCAGACATGCGCGCCAAAGCGCCGGATGATCCGGCGACCAGCGGCATGGACCTGAAAGGCTCTATCGCCGTCTCGACGAAACTGTCGAAGAACCAGGCGAAGCTGCACCGCAAGGAAAGCGGCGCGCTGGCGAAGAAGACGCCGCAGGGCTGGAAAAGCAGCCCGAAAACGCTTGTCGAGCTATTCGTCGGCGCCGGGCCTGTGCCTCACGGCCATTTGCAGGAATTCGGCACGGCGCACCATGGGCCGCAGCCATTCGCACGTCCCGCCTGGGACGCGGCGAAGGGAACCGCCATCGAAACCGTCAAGACCGAGATGTGGTCCGAGATCGAGAAAGCCGCCAAGCGGCTGGCGCGGAAAAGCGCGAAAGGCTGAAGCCATGGAGGAATTGCTGACCACGCTGCTCGCGCCAGTCGCGGGCGCGCGCCGCCATTGGGTGCAGGCGCCGCAGGGAACCCCCTTGCCCTACGTCGTGATCAACGTCATCGCCGGTGGGCGCGACTACACCATGCAGCGCGCCACCGGAAAGCGGGACAACCGGGTGCAGGTCGATTGCTACGGCCGCACCTACGAGGAGGCCAAGGCCTCCGCGCGGCAGGTCGAGAAGATCCTCTCCGGCCGGCGCGGCGGCATCATCCAGGGCGCCTTTCTCGACAACGAACGGGACCTTTCCGAGGCGAGCGCCGGAGAGGTCGGCAGGCCGTTTCGCATCTCGCTCGACTTCATCGTCCACTATCATCAACCATAAGGACCACAGCCATGTCCGACACCGAAGCCTCGATCGGCTACGGCCACGTCTTGGAAATCGCGCTCGCCAGCGCCCCCAGCGCCTTTACCTATATCCGCGAGATGACCTCGGCGACGCCGCCGGCCGACGCCGACGAGAACGTCGACGCCTCGCACATGCAGTCGCCGAACAAGCGGCGGGAGTACATCCCCAACATGTCCGACGCCGGCGAGGCGTCGTTCGAGATGAACTATGTCGCGGGTTCCGACACCGACAAGTTCCTGCGCTCGATCCGGGGGAAGAAGCTCGTCGTCCGGCAGACATTCCCCAACGGCGTGCAGTTCATCTACAACGCGCTGCGCTCCGGTTACGAGCAGTCGATCCCGCTCGACGACAAGCAGACCGCCACGCTGACGCTCAAGGTCTCGGGCGATCCACACATGACCGATCCGACCGCGCCGCGCAACCTCGTCGCACCGGAGATAACGGGCGTGGCACAGGCAGGGGTGCCGCTGACCGTCGAGCCGGGCGACTGGGCGGGCGCGATGGAGGTTTCGTTCCAGTGGCAATCGGATGTGGCCGGCAACGGCACGTTTACCGACATCGTCGGCGCTGAGGGGGAAACCTACGTGCCGGTCGCCGGTGATGCCGGCGATGCCATCCGATGTGCCGTCACCGGCAAGAACGACGATTTCACGACCGAGGTTCATACCGCCGAGACCTCGGCCGTGGTCGCTGCGGCATAGGGGGAACGACATGAGCAACCCCCAACGCGGCCACGTGACGCTGACGGCCGACGGCGCCGCCTATCGCCTGCAACTGACGCTCAACGCGCTCGCCTGCCTGCAAGGCGAGACCGGATTGAGCCTGAAAGCCCTCGTCGCAAAGTTGCAGGAACAGGGTGACGATGTCGATTTCACGCTCGTCGCCGTCATCATCTGGGCGGCGATGCAGGATCACCATCCGGACATGACGCTCGCGGACGTGATGCGGCTGAACGCCGATGGCGGCCTCGAGGCGATGACGGACGTGATCCAGAAGCTCTTCGTCCTGGCGTTCCCCAAAGCGTCGGCCGCGGGAGCGGCCGGCAAAAACCCTCCGGTGGCGGCGAAGAAGATCCCGACTTCGCCGCGCTGATCTCGGCCTGGATCGAGGCCGAGCAACCCTATGAACTGTTCTGGCGGCTGACATACAGGGAGGTCGCCCTGATCCTCGACGCCACCGCGTCGCGGCTGCACCGGCAGGATCAGGAACGGGCATGGCTGGCCTGGCACATCGAATCTCTCGCGCGGCAAAAGACCTTGCCGCGCCTGAAGGATTTCATGCCGCGCCGGCGGAGCAAAATCGCAGCGGGAAAGCCGGACTGGAAAAGGGAATTCCAATCCTTCGCCGGCTGGGCGCAATCGCGAGCAAGGAAAAGCTAGATGTCACTGAGCGCGGTCATCGGCGCGTTGCGCGTCAATCTCGGCATCGACACGGCGCAGGTGGCCGAGGGCGTGAAAGCGGCCCAGTCCAGCCTCGACCAGTTCGGCAAGAAGCTGCAGGGCTGGGGCACCAAGATGTCCACCTATGTGACGGCGCCGATTACGGCGGCCGGCGCCGCGATCACGCTGGCCGTTGGTGGTATAGCCAAGGACGTGGCCGCGCTGGAGAAGTCGGCGCAGATCTCGAATGCCGGTTTCGAGGAATTCCAGCGGATGGCTTTCGCGGCCAGAACCGTCGGCATCGAAAGCGAGAAACTCGCGGACATCTACAAGGACGTGAACGACCGGATCGGCGATTTCGTCGCCACCGGCGGCGGCCCGATGGCGGATTTCTTCGAGAACATCGCGCCCAAGGTCGGCATCACGGCCGACGCCTTCCGCGACCTCTCCGGCCCGCAGGCGCTCCAGCTCTATTACGACAGCCTGGTGAAGGCCGGCGCATCGCAGCAGGACCTGACCTTCTATCTCGAGGCGATGGCGTCCGACACCACGGCGCTCATTCCGCTCCTGCGCGACGGCGGCGCGGCGTTTCGCGAGCTGGGTGCCGGCGCGTCCGTGATCTCGGAAGACCAGGCCACGGGCATCGCCGCCTACAACACGTCGATGCGGTCGCTTTCGGAGGCGGTGCGGGCGGTTGCGATCGCAATCGCGACGAGCGGGCTGCTCGACATGGTGACGGATGTCGTCAATTTTCTCGCCGAGCTGGTGCGGATCCTCGCGCAGACGAACCCTGAACTGTTCAAGTGGGGCACGATCATCGCCGGGCTGGCGGCGGCGATCGGGCCGGTTCTGGTGACGCTAGGGCTGATGGCGACCGGAATTGCCGCGATCTCCGCGCCTGTCGCGCTCGTCGTTGCCGGCATCGTCGGGCTGACGGCCGCCGTGGTCGCGTTCTGGCCGGAGATCGAACGGGCGACGGCGGCTGTGGTGCAGTTCGCGCAGGACGTGACCGCCGCGCTGATGGCGCTGCCGGGGCAGATGTACCAGATCGGCGTCGATATCATGACCGGCCTGTGGAACGGCATGAAATCGCTGTTTGGTACGATCCGGGACGGCGTCTCCAGCCTTGCCAGCGACTATATCGTCGGCCCGCTCAAGGGGCTGCTGGGCATCCATTCGCCCTCGCGGGTGCTCCATGCCATCGGCGTCAATATCATGGAGGGGCTGGCCGGCGGCATTGGGAGCATGACCGGCGCGGTTCAGGGCGGGGTCGAGAAGGTCGCCAGCACGATCGAAGGGGCGTTCTCGGGCATCGGCACCGGCATCGCAGAGGCCATCAAGGGGACAAAGAGCTGGAAGGACGTGGCGCTCGACGCCATCCGCTCGATCGGCCGCGCGCTGCTCCAGAACATGAACTTCGGCGGCGGCATGTTCGGTTCGATCTTCAAGAGCCTGCTCGGCGGCCTCGTCGGCTTCCAGCACGGCGGCTCGTTCACGGTGGGCGGCACCGGCGGGACGGACAGCCAGCTCGTCGCCTTCCGCGCGACGCCGGGCGAGATGGTGGACGTGCGCAAGGGCGGACAGGGGCGGCACGGCGGCGTGCAGGAAATTGTCGTTCGCGGCGTCTTTGTCGATGACGGTGGCGTGGTGAAGGGCATCGCCATGGAGGAAAGCGCCTCGGCCGCCGGCCGGGTCGCGCGCGCGGTCCCGTCGATCGCGCTGGGCGCGATGGATACCAGTCGGACCCGCAAGACGCGGACGATCTCGCCCGCAGGCGGGCTGTGATGGCGCGGCTCATCTCGCTCAGCGACGCCGGCATTGTCGCGTTCAATCCAGTCTCGGGACCAATGGTCCGGAATTCTGGCTCGAACACGGCTCAGGACGGGTCCGAACAGGTCTTTGCAGGCGTCGGCGATGTCGTCGCGTTGAGCGTCGAGTTCAATCACAAGCTGGGACTTGGGGCGTTGACGCAAAGGGGGCGCATGATCGGCGTTCATGGTGGGGCCAACGCCTTCCGCCTGCCGGTTTTCGACCCCGACATGATCTCGCCTCGCGACGCAGGGCTGGATATTCCCTCCGACCCCGACTGGACCAGCCTGAAGGACCTCACCTGGTCGAACGGGATGCCATGGTCGAACGGTATGGGGTGGCGGCTTACGGCGCCGACGGTCAAGATCGCGGCATCGGCGGCATATGGCTCGCACCTTGTCCGGCTGGCCGACGAACATTGGGGCCATCGTCTGCCGCTGGGCTCGTGGTTCGGGTTCTTCCCGTTCCATTTCGGCCTCTACACCGTCACCGAGGAGCGCGGCGACGGCTGGTATCGAATCTGGCCGCGGTTGCGCAAAGCGCTAACAATGAACGATTTCGCTACGCTACATCCGGTCATCGTCATGCGTCCCAGGCCCGGCGTCCTGCCTCCGCGTCGAGGGCTTGCCGTCACCGACGAGTTCTCGGTCGATCTCGTCGAGGTGATCGATCCGTATGTCCGGCGTCAGTTTGATGGATAGCGGAACGCGGTGCCAGTTGCCTTGATCGTAGACCAGCAATTGGTAACAAAGCTGGTGCCGCCGCGTTCATAGCGGATACCGGCAACTCCCGTCGCTCCCATAGCCTTCGCCTTTTGGCGAACTTGGGCGGTGGCTTTCTCTTCAGTCGGCGCGGGATCGAGTGCGCTGTTGCGACACGATAGGCCTTCGACCGCGCCTATCTCGACAGCGCCGGCCGGAAGAACATCGACAATCTGAATACCGGCGCTGTCCGGGGATGTTTCCACGATGCCGGCGGCTGGCAACGGTCCAACTATCGCACCGGTGCCGGTGCCTGGTGTCTGAGCGCACCCAACGAGCAGACCGACTGCAAGCAAAACAATAGACCGCATGAGGCGCCTCCCGTGACCGACATGCTATGCAAGGCAATTCGAAATGACAACGTTTACGCCTTCTGATTTCGAGGTCTTGTCCGGCCTCTACATCCAGCCGGCGTGGTTCGCGCATGTGGATTTCCCATCAGGCGAGCGCCGCCTGCACACCGGCATGGGGCCGGTTGAGATCGGCGGCCACGAATGGGAGGGCGTTTCAGACCCGTTCGGCGGCCAGCTCGTCGGCCTCGGCGCGGTCGAGGAATCGTATTTCGGGCAGGCGATAGCCGTCGATGTCGTCATGTCCGGGGCAAACCGCGAGTTCCTGAAGTCGATATGGGGTGACCGCCACGCAATCCAGGGATGCTCCTGCGATCTCTATTTCGCGACCTTTGACGCCGAAACCGGCGAGCAGCTCGTGCTTTTCCGACGGATGATGCAGGGGCGCCTGACCGCGCCTCGCGTCGTCATAAACGGTCCGGCGATCCGTGCAATCTCGCTCAAGATCGTCGGCGAGTTCGAAGGGCTGAACTTCCCCGCCATGGGGTCGATGTGGAGCCCGACCGGGCAGCGCCAGCGGCACCCCGGTGATAAGGGACTCGACTACATCTCGGCCGACATCGTTGAGGTCTACAAGCCATGACGCTGACCGCGAAAGAAATCCGAGAGCGTGGTGATCGGCTCCGCGCCATGGCCGAAGAGTTGAAGTGTAAGCCGTGTGAGTGGGGCGTCGATGACTGCTCGATGCTACCTGCCCGTTGGGTTTCCGAGATGACGGGCAAGACGTTCGATTGGCCCGACTACTCTACCAAGGAAGAAGCGCATGAGCAGATCGAAGCGTGGGGCGGTCTCGTCAACATTTGGAACCACATCGCGGCCCAACTCGGCCTGAAGGTGCGCGTCGGGGTGCCGCAGATCGGCGATGTCGGTGTCATCCAGACCGCGCAGGGCCCGGTCGGCGGCATTTTTCTACTCGGGCAGACCATCATGCGCCGTGCCGAGAAGGGAACCCGCACCCACTATGTTCCGAACATCACCATGCGCCGCGTCGAGGGCGAGGTCCGGGAAATCCCTCTGCTGATCAAGGTCTGGCAGGTCTGACATGAAGATGAAGACTGTGCTTCTGGCCGGCGGTTCTCTGCTGGCAATGACTGTGCATGCCCATGCCGATCCCGTGTCGATCGGTAGCATTATCATTGGCGGGTTTCTGTCGCTTGGCCTTGGCGGCTTGCTTCCTACCGTGAGTGCAGCCTTTCTCGGCAACATTGCGCTCGCGGGCGCCTACATCGGTTTGCAGGCGGCCAGCTACGCTTTGGCGCGCCAGCCGGCGGCCGATCCCAACACGCTGAAAAACACCTCGAAGGGTGCAGAAGGCCACGGCCGCTACGCCTTCGGCCGGGTGATGATGGAAGGAAAGATCGGGTTCGGCAACACGGCCGGCTACAACATCCATCGGCTGGTTCTGCATTGCTTCGGCCCAATCGACGCCGTGGAAGAATACTTCTACGACGGCCGCTCCATCACGGTCGAGGAGGATGGGGCGGTTTCCAGCCCGCCCTTTACCAAAGTCTCCGGGTCGAACCTCTATCTGCGCACGAAGGCTGGAGACGGCACGGAAACCGCGTGGGATGAGCTGAAGGCAGACTTCCCCACCTTGTGGACGGACGACCATCGTGTCGCCGGCATCGGCCAGACGCTGCTGACGTTTATCAATCCCGGCACCGGCAACAAGCGGTTTCCGCGCTTGCTGACCGGCGGCGTGAAGCCGGTGAAGATACTGGCCCGAGTCGGCCGCGCCTATGACCCGCGCACCGACGAGACCGCATGGACGCGCAACGGCGTCCTTTGGTGCGCGCACTGGATCAGCCGGTTGCCGGGCTGGTCGAACGTCATGCTCGACTGGGCCGACATCGCTGATCGTGCCGACGAGGCCGATGCGCTTGTTCCTGTCGTCGGCGGCACCGCGCCGCGCTGCACGCTCTCCGGCGGATGGGAAGGCCCGCTCACCACGGACATCGTTCTCGAGATGCTGGACTCGGCCGGGCTCGAGGTCCGCGAGACGGCGGAGGGGAAATATACCTTTGCCTGGCTGGAGGACGACCCGGCCACCGAGCTCGTGATGCCGTGGAGCCGCGAACAGGACGGCATCGCCTCGTCCTATATCGACCACGATCTGTCGGCCGGGCCGGAAGGAGCGAAGCGGCCGAATGTCTGCACGCTGGAGTACTTCTCGCCCGAACGCATGTACGAGATAGCCGAGGGCGATCTGAGTGGCGTCGCGTGGGCGAGGGTGGCTCACGACATCAACGTCTATGGCGATCAGGAGCGGCGCGTGCGACTGCCGTTCTGCGACAATGTTCATCAGGCATCGCGCATCGCGCGGCGCATGTTCTACGAGGCGCGCGCCGAAAGCGGCCTCATCAAAACGACGATGGCCGGTCTCGCCACATGGGGCAAGCGCGTCGTCACCATTCAGGTGCCCGATGTCGGCGAGGATGGCGAGCCGGTCAGCCTGAAGTGCCGGAAAGGCCCGGTCAGAACCGATCAGGCTGATTGCACCTGCGAAATCCCGGTGACGGTGGTTCCGGCCGAGCTTCAGGTGCCGTGGATCCCTGCGACGATGGAAGCGACCCCGCCTCCTGACCTGCCGGCGTTCGAATACGAGAGTGAGTTGGACACGCCCGCCGCGCCGGTCGAATACGCGCAGGTCGAGTATCCCGACACCTCCCGCGAGATCAGGATCAGGTTCGCCGGTGTGCCGGATGGAACGGTAGCCGAGGCGACGCGGCGGACGTTCTCGGGCGGCAATCCCCAACCATGGCCTCCGGCCGGCGTGCCGCCCACCCCATCGAATACATGGTATGCTTACGCCGCCGCCGACTATGAAGGCCAGAACGCTGACTTCCGTGTGCGCTTCTTCAATGCGGACGAGGAAGGTTCGTACTGGTCGGATCTGCTCTCGGTCGGGCCGGTCTCAATCGACAACACAGCGCCCGTCGCGCCGGTTCTCGTCAGGACAGACGACGGCACGGGCGATCCGACCTTTTATGCCGAGACAGGTGACAGTCTGTCGGTTGTAGAAACCGTCCTACAACGATCAGCTCCCGGCGGATGGTCGGATTTCGGATCTGAGCTAGCGAGACCATCAACGGCGACCGCAACCTACGAGACCGCCGGGCCGGGTGTAAGCGAGTCCGTCAGCTACAGGGCCATCTCACGGTCGTCTGACAGCTCTGAAAGCCCTTCGTCTAACATCATCACCATCGTCGGGCCGCCTCCGGGCTAGCAGCCTGCACCTTTGACAATCTGGAGAACACACCATGGCGGTTTACACCAAGACGCCTGCTGACGTTTATGCGCCCGTTGACGGGGGCAACAATCCCCGCGGCGCCAGCATGGGCGACGCGCTTGTGCTGGCGCAGGAAATGATTGTCGATATCGGAAGCAGGGCGAGCCAGGAAGACCTTGCCGCCCTGTCGAACCGCATCGATGCCGTCTCGGGTGCACAGCGGAAGGAGCCGGTGGTCGCGGCCACCACGGCCAACGGCAATCTTGCCAACGCTTTCGAGAATGGCGACACGATCGACGGCGTTGTGCTGGCGACCGGCAACCGCATCCTGGTCAAGGACCAGGCCAGCGCTGCGCAGAATGGCATCTACATCGTCAGCGCCTCGGGTGCGCCGACACGCGCCACGGATGCCGACAGCGAAACCGAGTTGCTTGGCGCGACGGTCTATGTACAGAACGGTACGGAGAGTGGTGGCAAATCTTTTGGGCTGGCCACGAAAGAGCCGATCGTCGTCGGGACGACCGAGCTGGCGTTTGTGCAAATCGCTGGTGATCCCGAGGGTCTGGCCGGCGAGGTTGCCGACATCAATAATCGTGTCGGCTCATCCGATCCCGTCATCCTCGGCGAACCGTCGCCCGTCACCGGCACGGCGCTCGGCAATTCGACCTACGTTATCGCGCAGGCTGCCGGCGCTGGAATGGAGTGTTACGGCATCACGGTCTTCGCGATCGTGGCAGGCAGCATCGCGATCAAGGTCTTCGACCGCGCCGGCAACAACTGGACGCAGGACGGCGCCGACCAGATCGTCAGCCTGCCCGCTGGACTGTCGACCGTCTATTTCGACAATCCGATCGAAGTCGAAGCCGGACAGTATCTCGGCCTGTTCGGCAATCCGGTGGTGGCGGTGAACGCATCGACACCTTGGAGCGGCTACTACTACGCCGGTTCGGGCGTGGGCAACGTGTCCTCGTTCACCGCAAGTTCTGCTATTACTTCCGCCAGGATCAACATCGGATTCCTTCTTCGCGAGAAGGGCACGCTCAACAGCCGCGTGCAGGATCTGGAGCGGCGGACGCTGGGGCCGGAGAGCTCACCCGTCGGGTACGTCATCGTGTGGGCGGTCGGCCAGTCCAACAAGGCGGGGCGCGGTCCCCTCCATTCCAGCGTCGCTGTGCCCGCAGGCGTCGCGTACAAATATGTCCGCTCGACCGGGTTGCTCGCCCACCTTGCCGACCCGACAGGCAACGACGCCAACGCAATATCAGGCGGCGGCAAGGGCTCGTTCGGGCCAGCGCTTGCGGACACGATCTGGCGCGCTTCGGGTGGGGCGCTGGGCATCATCCTGATCAACTCGGCCGAGGGCGGCACGTCGATCACGGGCGGCAGCGGGTGGGGCAGTAGCGGAAGCGCATGGCTTCAGGCCGTCGCGGACTGGAACACCGCGATTGCAGATATCCTCGCCCAAAAACTCAACGTCGTCGGTTGCGCCGTCTCCATCAACATTGGCGAGACAGACGCTACCGCCGAGATGTCGGCCGCAACCTACAAGGCCGCCTTCCTCGATCTCGCCACCCGCCTCGGCGCCGTGACAGGTCTCGGCTCCCGTCTGCCTATCGTGATCGGGCAGCTTGGGGTTCGGAAGACTGAGGACCTGCCCGGTTATGCGCCGATCCGAGCTGCACAGAGCGAGTTGGCGCGCGACCATGACAACATCTTCATGGGCTGGACCGGCGCGCGCTGGTTGGGCGACAGTGATCGGGGCCTCATGATCGACGCGCAGCATTATGCCCAGCAGGCTTATGATGAAGACGGTCGTTCCGAGGCTGGTGTCATCGCCGTCGCAGGAGCGGGGCTGGCACCGACAGGGCTGGATAGCTGACCACCTGGGGTCAAATTCCCATCACGTTGTCGGATCGGTAGAAGATCGATGTCATCCACGGATTAATGTTGACTGGCCCGCGCCCGTGAAAGTCGATGCGCCGAAACCCGACAGCTTTCAGCATGTCGTAGCCATCCTGGTAACGAGGTCGGTCGCTGTTATCCCAGATGAAGACGCCTTTGGGGGAGATTCTTTCGAGGGCGCTCTTGGCGCAATGGTTTCGATCTCGACCGTCAATGATCACCACGTCGAAGGCAAGCTCATGTTGTAGGATTTCACGACCATAGTCGCCGCCATATTCCAATTCGCGGTGCACGATGGTGACGTGCCTCGGCGCCTGGGACGCAACATGATCAGCCCAGCCCTTGTGGTGCTCAACCGCAATGACGCGAGCGACGCGAGCGCCCCACCATAATGTTGACTGTCCGGAGCCATACTCGAAAATTTTCCATGAAGGCAGGATGCGCTCGGCAATGAAATGGAGAGCCGGATACGTATACCATGGGCAAGGTTCGCCGGTTCTATCCAGCGCGCGCTTTTCGACGGCACTCTTCAGCCAGCCCTCGCGCGTGACCGATTGTTTGAGTCGATCGAAGTAGATCGAGCCCAACTCCCGCTGAGTGAGTTTGTTCGGCAAAGGGAAGGTTAGCTGCTTCGCCATACGCCACCGCTCCGTAAGAATTCAAACGCTAACATGATCTGTAGTATCCGTTCAACTATACCCACGGGAATATTCTCGGCCCGCGAAACCTGAACAGGAAGCCGACGTGCTAACTACCCGCGGGTTTAGATTTCGTCGCCTGACGGCGGGATGAGTATACCGGCTTCGCGTGCCGCCTCTTCGAAGGCCAACCGCGATGCCGCGCTAATCCTGCCGTCGTCGGGGTTCTCCATAGCCTTCAGCAGCGCCACCTTCGCCCGCCGATAGGCAGGGCCGTCCTCGGCAGGCCAATCGTACAGCAGCAGCTCAGCGGCCGCGCTTGAACGAGACGCTGAAGGCCGAACTCGACAAGGGCGGCCCGCTCTGGACATGGGCGTGGCGGCCGGGCTGGATGTGGCTGCTCGCCTTCGTCTGGCTCTATGCCCTCATCCTGCGCCCGCTGACCAACGCCGCCTTCGCGGCCTCAATCGAGGCCATCGACCTCGGCATCCTCATGACGCTCACGGGCGTGTTCACCGGCCTCTACATGGGCGGACACACAGCGCTGCGCGGCATCGAGAAGTGGAGATCCAACAATGACCATCGCTGAAATCCTGCGCTCTGTCGGCATCGACCCAAGCTTCCTCGCCGCCGGCGCGGCTGGCGGCCTTCTCCGCTCGCTCACCCGCAGGAAGATCAAGATCAGGGAGGTGATCGTCTCCCCGATCGCCGGCATGCTCTCCTGCGTTTACCTAACGGTGCCGATCGTCCAGTATCTGCGCCTGTTCGGATGGCCGATCCCGGAGGATGACTTCCACACCTATCTGGCCACGTCGTTCCTTGTTGGTAACTCGGCCATGTGGGCGTCGGACGTGCTATTCGGGTTCGTTGCACGGTGGCTCGGTCAGGCGAAAGAACCGCCGGCCTGACCGCTATGGTGACCTTTGCCCTTTGGACTGAAGGGTCAGCGCCGCGATGGTCATCTCGACGAAATAGATGGCGAGTTCATCGCCACCCGTCTCGGCGAGGGTGGAACGATAATAATATAGCTCCGCTATCAACTGCTCGCGCTCTGCATCTGGCGAGAGCAGCCCCGATGCCCTGTTGCTAGATGTCTCCATCATGGCCCCAATCTCCAATCGCCGGCTGTAGCGTGGCCCGCCCGGAGATAACCGTCAATAGCTCTGGAGCGCGAAAAGTTTAGATCAGTGGTACATCTTGTCCTGAGCGGCGCGAATGCGCTTAATTTCCGCGATTACAGCAATCGCGAATTCAGGATTTGAAGTGATCGAGAGTGCTTCTTCGGCAACTTCAAGCGCACGTTCACCGTGGCGCTCGATAGCTTCTAGCGCTGCCAAGTTTACTTTCACCACATCAAGGGGCATGGTCATCCACTCCTACCATGTCCCTTGTAGCGGCGAACTTAGGCCGGAATATTGATTAAGCGCAAGTAATATTCCGCCGTGCGCGCCTTTCTATCGCGCTCAGAATGTTCGCTCGCCGATGACGTCCCGAAACCGAGTGACGTTACCGCGCAACGGCCTTCTTCATGCTGCTCCACTGGCTCTGGCGGGTTTCGATCATGTCGATCGTAGCCAGTAGCGCGGCGCGAGCGGGAACGATGTCGCTTTCGCAGTGATCGAAGCGCGCGCGGTCGAGCCGCAAGACGCATTGCCGCAACCGCTCCATATGCGGTGTTCCAGCCATATCCTCCGAATGGATGAGGCGATGTAGCTCAAGACCGTCCCGCGCGCCTGGTGGTGCCAGCCGGTGAGCGTACTTGCGCAACATATCAATCAGGGCGGCAACGCTGCCCTGGCTCAACATAATCGACATATCTGCCCTCCCAGAATGCGACTGGGTTTCCATATGTCACATTGGATTTCTCATCAATGATCAAAGTCAAATAACCGCAATTTTTGTCTTTTCACCTTCCGCGTGTGCGAGGTTGTGTTTCAGGGATAGTGGTTGAAACTCTCGAACGGAAACGGAATACTAGCGGTCAGGGACGGGAGGGGAGTCGCTCAAGCTGCTTTGTGTTAAAATCAAAAACAACCGGCACCACGCGCCATGCCGAAAGCGTTGAGCGCACTTGTCCATCATCCCTCGCCAAAATGAGGTGATGTCATGCCTGGAAAAGAAATGAGGGTGGCGAATGACAGTTCGGAGTACATTCGCGAAATGGCCTCTCAACTAAGGACGATCGCGGCGGCGGAAGGGAAGCATATGCTAGCGTACCTGCTCGAGATGGTAGTGGAGGAAGCGGACGACGCCCGGCGTCAGGCACGTGCCGGTGATAATGAGACAACGGCCGGAGACGGTGATCAACTGTGATGCTGTAGCCCTGTAAACGTGCGCCCCGCTGGCTTCGGTCGGCGGGGTTTTTGCCGTTCTAGCTGCGGGCCCTTGCGTATCTCACCGGCCGCGACCGTCTTTGACGTGGCTCCATGCGTCCGGAAGGTTCAGCTTTGATCTCCGCGCCCGTCCAGAACTTAATCGTCATGCCGTCGAGGTCGATGTCGATGCGCTCGATGTGCTTTCGGATTTTCTCGCGTTGTGTCGTCCCCGATGGTTGACTGGCGATCTGCGTTCCGGTCATCCGCTCGATGGCCGTAATGACAGACTGCTCCAACGATTCAGCACGAAATCGCTGATATGGATCAGAGCTCTCGCCGTATCCGTGTCGACCCTCCTGCTGAGCGATGTAGTAGCGGTAGAGGCGCCCTTTACTGCGGACCCATGTGTGTATGATCTTCTGGCCGGCTCGGTCGTAGAGCAGGCCATGTAGCAGGGCAATCGGCATGTCGCCTTTACCGGGCTTGCCTTTGCGACTGCCGTCCAGGATCTCGTTTGCGCGCCGCCACAGCCGCTCGGGAACGATTGCTTCGTGACGTCCTGGCATCGCCTGCCTGCGATGCACCATCTTGCCGAGATAGATCGGGTGACTGATTGTGTGCCGGACCATGCAGCCGGTCCACGGGCGTCCTTTTGTATTGGTGACGCCGCGCCGGAATAATTCGTCGGCCACGCGCTCGGCGCTCTTGAGGGTGATGTAGCGGCGGAAAATCCAAACGATGGTCTTGGCCTCAGTTGGGTCAGGGGTGAGGACGTTCGTGCCAGCCTCCTTTGTGTAACCGTACGGTCTCTTCTGGGTCCAAAGCCCCCTCTCGCGGGCGCCGGCAAACCAGTCGCGCAGGCGTTCGCCGGTCAACTCGCGCTCAAACTGGGCGAAGGACAGCAGCACGTTGAGTGTCAAGCGCCCCATCGCCGTTCCGGTGTCGAAAGACTGCGTCACTGATACAAAGGTGGCGCCACTGTCCTCGAACTCAGCGATCAGGTTCGCAAAATCACGAAGCGATCGTGACAGGCGATCGATCTTATAGACGATGACTGTATCCACCTTGCCTGCGGCCACATCGGCGCGAAGCTGCGTTAGCGCGGGTCGCTTGAGATTCCCGCCCGACCAGCCGCCATCATCATACCGCTCGGGGATCTCGGCCCATCCCTGACCGCCTTGGCTTGCGATGAACGCCGAGCAGTAAGACCGTTGATTATCGAGGGTCGAGAAATCCTTAACATCGCGCTCGTCGGCGGATTTGCGGGTGTAGATGGCGCAACGCACAGCTAGTTACGCGCCGCCGCCGTTCTGCTTAAGCGCTTCCACGATTTCATCGAGTTCTGCCTGCCGCTCCGCCGCGAGACGCAGCAAATCAACATAAACGCCAGGGCGAGGATTCGACCGACCCTGTCTCCAGTCCTGCACGGTGTCCTTGTGGACGCCGAGTTCGCGCGCCATCTGCGCCTGCCAATTGTCGCCGAACAGTGCCCGGCCGGTGCGGGTTATAAGATTGTCTGGCATTGCGTCATCTTTAGAGGCGGGCCAACCGCTCGCGCACCTTGGCGGCAGTGGCCGGGATCATGCGCTCGTTGATCTGGTCGATCTGATCCGGGTGAGGTGCGCGGATGCGGTGGGTGGCATGCGCGTTGACGATATACCAATCGCCGTCGTGATCGACGTAAAAGGTGCGGGCGTCAGGCGAATTTCCCCAAGGATTACAATGGCCGATTTGGCGGATTTAAGCCCGTCAGGTGCGGGCGGCCGGTGTATCTATCCTCATGTTTTTATTGTGAAATAACGGCTTCGATTTTCACAATGAGGGAATGTTAACGGGCCCGGTAAATGCGGTTGCATATCAATTCGTTAACGAATTATTGCCGCGCGGTCGTTCTCAGGGCGCAGCCGTACCCGGCACCGGAAGGCAGCGACGATCCCTTGCGGAGCGCCAGCCTGCCTCACCGGCGCTTTGCGGGTTCCCGGAATCGCGCTAGACCAACGGCGCACAGGAGGAAACGCATGTTCAGCCACATCGTCGTCGGCTCGAATGACATCGAGCAATCCCGGAAGTTCTACGATGCCATATTCACGGCATCCGGCGGCAGCGTCGGCCAGACCGACCCGAAAGGGCGCGTCGTCTACGCCAGGGACGGGCACCGCTTCATGGTCACCCTGCCGATCAATGGCGAGCCGGCCTGTCACGCCAATGGCGGCACGATCGGCTTCGCCCTCTCGTCGCCCGAGGAAGTCGACGCCTGGCACGCGGCCGGCGTGAAGAACGGCGGAACCTCGATCGAGAACCCGCCCGGTATCCGCGAAATGGGTACCCGCAAGCTGTACCTGGCCTATCTTCGCGATCCTATCGGCAACAAGCTCTGCGCGCGCGCCCTGATCGCGGGTTAG